GTCTCGTGGGCTCGGAGATGTGTATAAGAGACAGCCTTCGGGACGCTGACCTTTGGAACGCTGACCTTCAGGACGCTGACCTTCAGGGCGCTGCCCTTCGGGGCGCTGACCTGGATTACTCATGCTGGCCCATTTGGTGCGGTTCACTCGATGTGAAAGTTGACCGCCGGATTGCCGCACAGCTGGCATACCACTTTTGCCGTCTGGATTGCGACGATCCAGACTATATCGAAGTCCGGAACGCGATTGTCAATTTTGCCAACGAATTTCACCGCGTGGAAGAATGCGGATGGCTGGAACTGAAGGAGGTGAATCCCGTTGGATGAATCTATCTATCCGGAACTGATAGGCCGTATCTGTGCAATCGTAGAGCTGAGAGAAAGCGGGAAAATCACGGTTGGGACGGCCTACAAGGAGATTGTGAGACTAATAAAAAGGATGAGTGGAAAATGAAGGATTACGCGGCACTGATCCCCACAGCACAGCGGAGGATGTCCGATGGCTTGTGATGGAAGCTGCAGGAGACGCAGAGCTTCGCTTCTCACAGTTTGCAGAAATTGTCCGTGCAGCGGAAAGGAGGTTGAGCGATCTTGAAGACGGTCAAGTTTTACCTTCCGGCGATCATCCTGCTGCTTCTGATAGCGCTGGTTCTGTTCGGGCCGCAAGTGATATAAAGAAGCGAAAAGGCTGGCCTGACTGCTTGCATTGCGAACTTTGGAGGCCCATATCGCAACAATGCGGATCTGTCAACGAAAACGGCCTATCACCCTGCGAAGTGATGAGCCGGAAAATGTACAAGTATCTTAGGAGGGAAGATTGATGCTTGAGCAAGCATACAGACTGTGCTGTCAGGAATACGGCTGGACATACAGCACAAAAGGATTTCTCTGCTTTTGTGCTCTGTGGAGCCTGAGAAGCAAGTGGAAAGGAGGTGAAAAGCTTGAAATACCTGACTATCACTCCGAAGGAAGCGACTGAGCGGCTCACGAACGCGGGAATCCGCATCGGGTACGACAAGCTCCGGCAGGCGCTCAAGCAGGGAAAGCTTCCTTTTGGCTTTACGATCGATATGGAGGCCGGGCATACCGAGTTCGTGATTTTCTCGAAAGATTTGGATGATTTTATTCGCGCCCACGGCGGGGAACCGGCATAAAGAAAGCCCTCTCCCGGCGGCAACCGAAAAGAGGGCAAAAGGAATATATCATCTTTATTTTACACTGAAAAGAGGATTTTTTCAATGGCTATTAATAACGCAAACGCTTTTCACGCTTTTCTGGTCTCCTGCAAGGCGCAGGGAGTGAAGCCTACAGTGAGCAAGTGGGAATCCTTTGTGCGCCTTATGAGCGCATGGAGGGCCGCGTGATGGAGCTTCCTGTTCCGTGCTATCACTGCCGTGTGTTTTCAAAACACGGCTGTACGTTACAGCCAGTATGTTCGAAAGTCAAGCGATACATAAAAGCGAGATTAGAGGAAAGCGAGATTAGAGGCCGAGCTTGTGGAGTACAACATCCGCAAAGGAGAGCGGATTGAGCGCCGCATGAGGTGAGTATGTACCGAAACTTTAAAACGGGCGAAGAAGTCGAAGAAGACGAAGCTTACGCCTATGCAATGAGAGAAGTAAGGAAATCCCCCGAACTGAAAAGAGAGTACAAAGCCGCAGTTTCATTTTGGTTCTTTTCCGGCGGGGCTTGGATGAAGGAGGAAAATACATAATGGCAAATCTTGAAAAAGCAAACACGGCGGCACTGGCACGGGAAATGGTGGACAGCGTGCAAGAAAAAATTTCTGCACTGGAAGAAGGGAATGGAATTAACTTCCCCCCGAACTACAGCGTAGCCAACGCACTGCGCACGGCATGGTTGCAAATCCAGGAAGTTAAAGATTTGAACAACCGCCCGGCGCTGGAAGTGTGCACACGAGAAAGTATTGCAAACGCTCTCCTTTATACAGTGGTACAGGGGCTTTCCCCGGCAAAGAAACAGGTGTATTACATTGTGTACGGGAATCAGCTGCAGGCACAGCGCTCTTATTTTGGCACGATGGCAGCTACAAAGCGAATTCCCGGCGTGCTGGATGTTTGGGCCGATGTGGTATATGAAGGGGACAAGTTCTCTGCTCAAAAGATTCGCGGCGGCTGGCAAGTGGTAACGCATGAGTCCCTTCCGGAGAACATTGACCCGGAAAAAATCAAATACGCTTATGCCGTTATCGAGCGCGAGGGATCGGAGCCGTACACGGAGATCATGAACTGGGCACAGATCCAAAAATCGTGGTCGAAGTCCAGAAGCAAGGCTCAGACAGTGCACAAAGAATTCCCGGATCAGATGGCAAAGCGCACCGTCATCAATCGGGCGTGCAAGATGCTTTTCAACACGTCGGACGATTCCGACATGATGATTGAGGCGTTCAACGCCACGGGCGATCGGTACGACAACAGCGCAGACGCTGTGACGGAAGCGCCCGCGCAGGAGCGTGCGAAACTGAACGCATTGAATGACGAGCTGAACGGAGGAACGCAGGATGTGCAGCAGTAACCTTGGCGCGGAATATGGATTCGCCCTGACGGACGAAAATTATTATTCCAGAGAAGCCGACATTTATTTTATGAGCTGTTCGCAGTTTCAGGCGTTTGAAAAATGCGAAGCGGCGGAGATCGCCAAATTACGCGGAATCTGGACGCCGGAAGAAACCTCAGACGCGCTCTTTCAGGGTCAGTACTTCCATAGCTATTTTGAAAGCCCGGAAGCGTTTGATGCTTTTTGCAAATCTGGTTTTGACAAGATTTTTAAAGTCAAAGAAACCAAAGCACGCGGGATGGAAATTGTCGGGAAATACGCCCCATTCCAGCGTCTTGACGAGATGATCAAAGTGGTGGAAAATGATCCGCTGATTTCCAAAATCCTTGCATGGCCGGGAGAAAATGAGTTGCCCATGGTTGGCCTTGTTGGCGGAATCCCGTGGCGCATGAAGATGGACAAATACTGTGCATCTACGCGCCGGATCATCGACTATAAAACGTCCGCAAATCTGCGGGAGTTGTACTACAACGTCAAAACGAAAGAGCGGCAGACTTTTATCGAGGAATACGGCTACATGATGCGCGCCGCCGTCTATGGAGAGATTGAGCGGCAGACACGTAAGGTAGAGGATTTTCCGTCTTTTATCATCATTGGCGTTTCAAAGCAAGACCCGCCTGACAAGGACGTTATTTTGCTCGACGATCCCACGCGGTGGGAATATGAACTTGAAGTCGTGAAAAGCAAAATCCCGCATATCCAGCGGCTGAAAAACGGGGAGGAAAATCCCCGTCGCTGCGGACAATGCGAGTATTGCCGGGCCACAAAGAAGATTAAGCGCATCAAATCCTATACAGATTTAATGCCGGAATTCTGGAATGACCCGGACGTTGTGGAGTATGACGATTATGGTGGAACGTCTGTATTTGATACACTCTAGCCGAGGCGACGACGGATGCCCCGCTTGCGGACAGTATGTTATCTGGCGCAAGATCGGGGATCGTCGGTGGGTTCCATGCGATAAGGAACCTGTGATGTGCATCCATTCCCCCGGAGCATCTTTCCGGGCGGTGAAGCGCGGAGAACTTTTGACGGATGTAGAGATCATCCGCAAGCGCAACGCAGGGAAAGCGGTGGGGAAAGCGTGGTTTTACGCGCTGGAACCTCACTGCTTTACCTGTCCGGCGCTTCCTAAAAATCAAAATCGGAGGTGATAGGCTATGCTTAACGCGTGCATTCTGATGGGCCGCTTGACTGCAGATCCGGAGCTGCGCACCACGCAGAGCGGCAAAAGCGTTGCGTCTTTTACGCTGGCGGTCGACAGGGATTTCCAGCAGAACGGTGAGAAACAGGCTGATTTTATCAGCGTTGTTGCCTGGGGCAAGACAGCAGAGTTTATTGACAAGTATTTTCGCAAAGGCCGGATGATCGCCATACAAGGCCGCATTCAGACCCGAACATACACCGACAAGGACGGCAACAAGAGAAAAGCTGTGGAAGTTGTGGCCGACAAGGCGGGTTTTACCGGCGAGAAGGCCGAACCGTCTGAGCGGGAACCTAGCCGGATCGAAGGATATGAACCGGCAGGAAAGACGAGAAGCCCTGTAGCGGCTCCGGATGTTGGATATGAAAGCGGGAGCCCGGCAGATTTCTCCGAGGTTTCCAGTGACGATGATCTTCCGTTTTAAGGAGGAAGCCAATGGCACGCCCACGAAAAAAAGGATTGGATTACTTTCCTCTTGACGTGGGATTTTTGAGGGATCGAAAGATAAAGCTTCTTCGGGCTGAGTTTGGTGCATCCAGTGTGGTTTTCGTGCTGTATGTGTTTTGCAGGGCTTTTGAGGAAGAAGGATATTTTTGTACCTGGGATGATGATGAACTCTTAATCGCGGCAGAAGAGTTAAAAGAAAAACCCTCGTACATCAGTGAAGTGCTTTCCGGGTGTCTGAAACGTTCTATTTTTGACGATGGGGTATTTCAGATGTTTGGAGTACTTACAAGCGCTGGTATCCAACGCCGCTATCTTTCGGGCTGTGAAAAAAGAGATACAATACCAATCTTTGAAGAATACTGTTTGCTCGAAAAAAAAGAGATTCAGGACAGTGTTCTAAAAAAGTGCACCTTTTTTTCAGTTTCCGGGGAGAAAACCCCAATTAATTCCCCGGAAACTGGGGTTTCTTCCCCCGAAAATCCCCAAAGTAAAGTAAAGGAAAGTAAAGTAAATAATACGCACGCGTGCGCGCGCGAGGATGACGAAATTTTGAAAAGTATATGCAAGGCCTACGAGGATTCGATCGGACTTATGCCGAGACATGTAGCTGCATCAGCTATGAGTTTTATTCAGGCCGGGATCGAAACGGATCTTGTGATTCGAGCTATTGAGCTGGCAGCAGAAAACAACGCGCGGACTTGGAGCTATGTGTCTGCTATTCTGCGCAATTGCGAGAACAAGGGAATCACAACCCTGAGTGCGTTTGAAGCGGAAAGTGCAGCACATAAGGCGAGCAAACGTCAGACTGCTCAGGAAAGGAGATGGAAAGAGCTTTGAAAGCAAATGTAGAGGCAGAACAAGCGGTAATCGGAGGAATTGTTCTGGACGCTGAGAAAATATTTCCTATTGCCGTCTCTCAGCTTACGGCAGACGATTTTTTTACGTCGGAGTATAAGACACTGTTTTCGGCCTGCGTTGAGATTTGGAGAGAAAAGCAGTCGATAGACGCGGTTACTCTAATATCAAAAGCAGGGGAAAAATATCGAGATATAATTTTGACCGCTGCGCAAAAGCTTCCTGCGCTTTCACACGCGAGTTTTTATGTGCAAGCCGTGAAAACTACCGCCCAAAAAATTAGAGCCTCAGAGGGCGCGCAGGAGCTTATAATCGCTATCGAATCGGGAAGCGTTGAGGAGTGCCGAGCTAGGGCTTCCGAGATTACTCGTCATCTGATGGGGGAAAAACAGGTGGAATCCTGCGACGCCAAATCCGGATTTTTGAGTTTTATTGACCGGGTTGAAAAGCCGAAGCAGTACATAAAGACCGGTTTTTTCAGAATTGATAAATACGTCAAAATTTCGCACGGGGATTACATCATCATCGGGGGGAATCCGTCATCGGGAAAAACCGCTTTGACGCTGCAGATGATGCTTAACGTTGCAAAGAAGGAAAAAGTGATTTATTTCTCGCTGGAAACCAGTAAGGAGAAAATCATGGATCGCCTGATTTGCAGCTATACGCGAACAACCGTTGACGAAATCAAGGATGGAAAGATCCAGAATTGGGATGCGATTACTGCCGCTTACGATACGTTCAAGGATTTAAATTTTGAGATTGTCGAAGCAGCGGGATGGACGGTTGGACAAGTAGAAGCTTTTGCAATTCAGCGGGGGGCAAATGTGATTTTTATTGACTATTTGTCTATCCTGAAAAGCTCCGGGAAAAGCCTGTACGAACGTGTGACGAATATCTCGATGGATTTGCACACGATGGCACAGAGAAACAAAATCGCGGTGTTTGCATTGTCTCAGCTGCGCAGAAACGACAACAAAACGCCTAGCATGGAGGATTTGCGAGAATCCGGCCAGATTGAGCAAGACGCCGATTGCATTATGCTCCTGCATGTCAAAGAGCCGGACGAACAAAGTTCAGACCGAGAGCTGATTATTGCCAAAAACAAAGAGGGGATAACCGGAAAAATGACGCTTTCATTCCAGGGTCAGTATCAAACATTTTTCCATCAGGAGGGGAAATATGAGTGACAAATGGGCGGAGTACGAACGCCGAAAGCAGGAAGCAGCGGAAAGGCTGAGAGATAATCCGCAGGAGTATGAGCAGGAGATCAGAAGGATTGCAAAGGAGCTGAGATTGTGATTTTAGCGATTGACCCCGGAAACAAGAAAAGCGCGTATGTAGTGCTGGAAGATGATTTGAAGCCAGGAGAATTTGGGAAAGTTTCTTGTGCCCATGTGCGGGATATTGTTATCCCTACGCTTGTGGATTTGTACCCCAGAATCACGCTGGCGATCGAAATGGTCGCGTCTTACGGAATGCCTGTAGGCCGGGAAGTTTTTGAAACATGCTTCTGGGCCGGAATGTTCTGGCAGGCTGCAAACGTGAAGGAAAAGCGACTGATCTACCGCATGGACGAAAAGCTGAATTTGTGTCATGACAGCCGCGCGAAGGATGCGAACATCCGGCAGGCGCTGATCGATCGCTTTGCATCCGGCACGCCGAATGGAGGCAAGGGCACGAAGAAGGATCCGGGATGGTTTTACGGCTTTTCTGCAGACGTATGGCAAGCATACGCCGTGGGAGTGACATGCGCGGATATGATGGCGGGGAGGTATAAGCGATGAAAGCACATATCCCAGCAAAGGCCGCGCTTTCAAAGCAGTCAAAGCAGGCCGTCAAAGAACACGTCGACAGCTATGAAAAGGACTGCATGCGCAGGTTTCTGAAGCTTTCCTGCGTGGCGCTGCACACGGACGAGAAAGACCCTTACGGCGCGGTGAGGCTTGCTAGGTGTCTGAAACGGATCACCGAGCTGGCGCTGAACGACGACGAAATTTTTTTGGCATCATGTTGACAAGTTGCTCATTGACCAATTAGGAATCCAGTTTGAGAGGGAGGAAAAGCTGTGACTAACGAAGAAGCGATTGCGTTCCTTTCACAGTACATTGATAACGAATGCTACACCGACAAGTGCCAGCAGGCACATTATATGGCTATTTCTGCCATCCGCGCTGCTGAGAAATGCGACCAGAATGAGACTGAAATGCGACCGGGTTGTAATCCATTGACTTTGGATCAGCTGCGGGAGATGGTAGACAAACCGGTATATCTTTACATCTACAACACGGCAACGGACAGTGGATGGCACATTATCAAGGCTGTTACAGAGGACAAAATCATATTCCGAGGACGGAACACGATGTATGTGCCAATTTCCTCCATCGGAAAATCCTTTGACCTCTACGCCTACCCTCCCGCCCATATAGACCGGGAAGCGTGGAGTAAATATTGTCCTAAATGTAAATACGAAGATGACAATGAAGGAATTCCAATTTATTATTCTTCTGATTGGGATGGAGGAATTGGCTTTGAAAGTGATGATGCGATTTTTTGCCCAAAATGCGGCAGACCATTAACAACGGAAGCATGGGATAAACTGAAGAAGCGGATCGAAATTGGATTGGAGGAAAATGAAGAATGAGTATTGAATATCCTTGCGTGTATTTTTATGGGAATGGCATGTGTTCTTATGGCGGAGACAGAAGCGAAGCAAACATCTGCGTGTTCGGGCCGTGTGAAAATGAGACTTCATCAAACGGAGATATGATTCGACATATGAGTGATAAAGAACTGGCCGCGCTTTTATTTCGAAAAAGCCAATGTCCTCCGCAGAAAAATCACATTACATGCGGGTTCCCTGGGAATTGTGAAGCTTGTTGGGATAATTGGCTCCAACAACCGAAAAAAGATAACTATAGGGAGGAATAAGCTTGGAGGAAGCTTTATGGGCGATTGCATTTGTGCTTTTGTGGATGCTGATGTTTAAAGACATGAGCGGGAAAGACGAACTTCATGAAATCAAAAAAGAGCTTGCAATTATTGCAGAGAGAATGAAAAAAGAGGAATAAGCGTGGAACGGTTGACAAAAAGAAGTGGTGATGGGAAAGGGTATATTCCTTGTCATTGGATGGAAAGCTTCAAAAAATGGCTGAAAGAAGGTATGCAAAATGCCTGAATACATAGACCGTGAAAAAATCAGACCGGAAGTATGCTCCGATTGTACAAGGCACGTCTCTCTTGTATGCCAAAGCACGGAGCCGTGTTATAAACTTCTTGCTGCGTTCTTGGAGGCGAAACCCGTAGACGTTGCTCCAGTGGTGCGTGGGCAGTGGCTAAAAGAGGTATACATCGATCCTTATGGAGCGGATTGGACAAAGTACGTTTGTAGTTTGTGCGGAAGAGTTGAGATCAAAAAGGAACCGTATTGCAGTTGCGGCGCAAAAATGGACGGAGGAGAGAAAGCGAATGAATAAGCAAGAGGCTCTCACAATCGCCCGCAGAGAGGTTTCAAACACGGAACTGAACCTTTGCCGAGCGCAGAAAAGAAACGCCACACAAGGCGAGCTGGACGGGCTGAAAAGGAAGCTGGAATACAAGAAGTACATCATGGAAGCCGTGGGGAGGTGAAGAAAGAATCCAATATCCTCCTGAGCTACGCAGACCTTGAAAAGATGCACGGGAAACCTGTTTTCTGCGTGTGGCCTCCGGATGAATACGGAGCAGCTGTTACACGATGGGCGCTTATCCGTGTAAACAAGCTCCGGAATGAGATTGTTTTTGTAAACAACTACGGGGGAAGCGCTACATGGGATGAGCTTATGGAGAGCGACTTTTCTTTCTATCGGTACGAGAGGTGAACAAAATGGCTGCTAACATTGCTGTCAATATAGACTGCATGGAATATATGAAAAATATTCCGAATAATTATTTTGATTTGGCTGTTGTTGATCCTCCGTACGGACTGCCCAAAGATAGTTCTAACGGTAGAGGAAAATTGAAGACAAGAGTGTTTAATTCGGGAAATATCAAAGTTTGGGATGTAAAACCAAAAGAAAGCTATTTTCAAGAACTGTTTAGAGTGTCAAAAAACCAAATTATATTTGGAGGTAATTATTTTACACTTGGGCCGTGTAGATGTTTTATAGTTTGGGACAAAATGCAGCCATGGGAAAATTTTTCTCGATGTGAGTATGCTTGGACAAGCTTTAACTTACCTTCTAAATTATTTGCTTATGACAACAGAAAAAAGGGGAAAATTCACCCCACTCAAAAACCCGTTGCGCTGTATAAATGGATATTTGATAAATTTGCAAATCCCGGAGACAAAATTCTTGATACACATTTAGGCAGCGGAAGCAGCCGAATAGCTGCATATAATGCCGGATTGGACTTTGTCGGGTGCGAAATCGATAAATACTATTATGAGGCTCAAGAAAAAAGATTTAAAGAATATACGGCGCAAATGCGGCTGGGAGTGTGATAAATGACAAAGCAAGAACTCAAATCCCTGTACTGGCTTCGCAAAGAGATTCAGAGAGAAAAGCGTATCCTTGCCGAAGGGCAGCGCATGAACGAGCTGCAAAGCAAGTATGACGCGATTTGCGCGGAGATTTATGCGGTTAAGGATTCGCAGGTGCGATTGATTCTGATTCTCAGATACATTGACGGAATGAGCTGGCAGAAAGTAGCCAACAGAATGAACGCTCCCGACGAAAGCACTCCGAGAAAAATTCATAATCGATTTTTTCAAAAGTTGTCCGAAATTTCCGAATTTTCTGACATATCATAAAATCAAACACAGAGTACAAGATTGTTTCCTCCTATCAAGAAAGCGGAGGGCCGGGCTGCATCCTCCTGGCCTTCCGCTTCTGTTTTGAAAAATATGTTTGATTATACGTGCGAAAAATGGAAAAGAAAAAGAAAAAAGATTTTGAAGCGAGACGGATATCAATGTGTAAGGTGCAGGCGATACGGTAAAAGCGTAGAGGCTAAAATCGTGCACCACATCAAAGAGGCTGACCTGTATCCGGAATTAGCCTGGACGGACAGCAATCTTGAGAGCGTATGCATGGCATGCCACAACAAACTTCACCCTGAAAAAGCAGCAGCGGCAGCAAAAAGCAGGCTCTGAGCGCGGGATCCCCCCCTTACCGAGGGATGAGGGGCCGGGTCTCCCAAACTGGCGGCGGTAACTTTTTCCAACTCTGACTATAAATTTGACAAGGAGGGAACCGAATTGACTAAAAACAAGTGGGAAAAAATCGTATTGGGACAGTTTTCGTCACTCGGAATCCTTCCTGATGGGTATGAACAGGCAATCAAAAGCCTTGCGGCCATTTTGGAACAGAGGGACAAGACTCACAAAGAGTTCATGGACTCCGGAGGAAAGTCAGTAATTGAGTACACCAACAAAGGCGGATCAACGAACTTGACAAAAAATCCTCTGCTTGTGCTGTGGGACGATCTCAATAAAACCGCACTCGCCTATTGGAGAGAGCTGGGATTGACTCCATCCAGCTACAAAAAAATGACCGGAAGCGACAACAAGAAGCCAGACGTCAAGAAAGGGATCGAAGCCGCATTGGAGGGGATTCCGCTTGACGATTAAGGGAAAGAATTGGCCGGTCGTGTTGGAGTATGCGGAAAGCATCCGAAGCGGGAAAAAGATTGCTTGCATCGAATTGCGGCAGGCTGTCGATCGCTTCTTTGCAGACTTGGAAAATCCCGAGTATGAAATGAAGCCGACAGATCCGGAATTCTGCATCCAAGTAATTGAAAAAACGATTTGTCACCAACAGGGAGAAATGCTTGACGGAACTCCGCTTCGTGGAAAGCCATTTCTGCTGGAGCCTTTCCACAAATTCATTATTTACAACCTGTTGGGCTTTAAAATCGCAGGAACAAATATTGTCCGGTTTCATGAAGCCTTGATTTTCATCCCCCGAAAAAATATCAAAACCAGCTTTGCCGCTGCGCTGTCGTGGGCTTTGTCTCTGCGATATCGCAAATCAGGAGCCAAAACATACATAGTCGGCGCGGCTCTTGTGCAAACACTGGAAAGCTTTAATTTCCTCAAATACAACATCGATCGAATGGGCGAGAACGCCAAAGACGGCGGAACTGTGAGAGTAATTGATAACAATAACGAGCACAGCTTATCCGCAACGCTTTCAGACGGTTCCTTTTATGTTCGTGCGTTGGCGGCAAATCCCGACGCGCAAGACTCTCTGAATTGCAATGTGGCAATCTGCGACGAAATTCACGCTTATAAACAGCCGAAGCAATATAACCTGTTCCGAGAAGCCATGAAGGCATACACCAACAAGCTTTTGATCGGAATTTCCACTGCCGGAGATAATGAGCAGCTTTTTCTAGGGCAGCGCTTGAAGTATTGCCGGAAGGTTCTTGACGGCACAATTAAAGACGAACAGTATTTTATTTTCATGTGCTGCGCGAATCCTGATGAAAACGGAGATATCGACTATACAAATCCAGTTGTTCACGAAATGGCGAACCCTGCTTACGGAGTAAGCATCCGCCCGGAAGAAATTCTGAACGATTCTTTGCAGGCCCAGAACGATCCGCAGCAGAGAAAAGATTTTTTTGCAAAGTCTCTCAACGTTTACACCAACGCGATCAAAGCGTATTTTGACTTGGATGAATTTCGACGCAGTGATGAAAAGTATTCCTGGACGCTGGAACAGCTTGCAAAGCTTCCGATCGAGTGGTACGGAGGAGCGGATCTTTCGAAACTCCACGACTTGACAGCTGCAGCGCTTTTCGGCCAATACAAAAGCACAGATATCATCATCACACACGGATTTATTCCCATTGTAACTGCCCATTTGAAAGCTGATGAAGATGCTATTCCGTTTTTTGGATGGGCGGAAGACGGATGGCTTACCTTGTGCAACAGCCCGACGGTCAATCATGCGGATGTTGTGAATTGGTTTGTGTCCATGCGAAACATGGGATTCAAAATTCGTGAGGTAGGCCACGACAGAAAGTTTTGCCGAGAATACTTCATCGGGATGAAAAGCGCCGGGTTCCATGTGATTGATCAGCCGCAGTATTATTACAAAAAATCAGAAGGATTTCGGCACATTGAAAAATCCGCAAAGAATGGGACACTGTACTATCTGCACTCCGAAGCATACGAATATTGCGTTGGAAACGTCAGCGCCGTTGAAAAAACAGATGATATGGTGCAATACGAAAAAACACATCCGCAGCAGCGGATTGACTACTTTGACGCCTCTGTCTTTGCATGTATTCGCTATCTTGAAAACATGGAGCGCAGAGGAAAAGGAAAGGACTGGTGGGGAACCTGAGCAAGAAAAAGAGACGTCCCACGGCAAGAGCCGAGCCGCAGGAAAAGCGAAGTGCAAATTCATCGGCGGTATGGCTTTGTTCGCCGGAATCATTTGATACATTGACATGCTCCGGATATACCAGTTTGGCACACAGCCCGCAGATCTCCGCAGGTGTGGACAAAATCGCAAAATTGATTGGATCGATGACGATCCATCTTATGGAGAACGGAGCAACAGGAGATATCAGAATCAAAAACGAGCTTTCCCGGAAAATTGATATCAACCCTAACAACAACATGGGGAGATCAAATTTTATCCAGTGGATTGTCCGCAATATGATTTTGGACGGAAATGGAAATGTAACGGTGTACCCCAAAACGCGGCGCGGCTATTTGCAAGACCTGATTCCGATTCCACCGGCCCTGACGTCTTACGTCCCGGATGGAGAATGGGATTACAAAGTTATGATAAATGGAAGGGAGTATTCCCCCGATAAAGTCCTTCATTTTGCTTTGAATCCTGATTCCTACTATCCATGGCTTGGGACTGGATATCATATCGCGCTGGGAGATTTGGCGAACAATCTCAAACAGGCTTCCGCAACGGAAAAAGGCTTCATGTCATCGAAGTGGAAACCGTCCCTTATCGTAAAGGTGGACGCTCTGACAGAAGAGTTTTCCGGGCCGGAAGGGAGAAAACGCTTGCTTGACAGCTATGCGACCGGCGCGGAAGTCGGGGAACCCTGGCTGATTCCGGCAGAGCAGTTTTCCGTCGAGCAGGTAAAGCCGCTGACGCTCTCCGATCTGGCGCTTGCGGATATGGTGGAGCTTGACACCCGCACCGTTGCGGCGGTTCTCGACGTGCCTCCGTTTGTGCTGGGAATCGGAGATTTCAACCGCGACGCATGGAACAATTTTGTCAACACAACTATTATGCCGCTGGCCCGTGTGCTGGAACAGGAATTCACGAAAAAGCTCCTTTATTCTCCTGAGTTGTTTTTCCGGTTCAACAACTGGAGCCTGTATTCGTACTCCATCACAGAACTGGTGAGCGCTGGCGCGGAAATGGTTGACCGGATGGCACTCCGTAGAAACGAGTGGAGAAACTGGGTAGGCTTGCCTCCGGACACTGAAATGGACGAGCTGCTTGCGCTGGAAAACTACATCCCCGCTGACAGGCTGGGAGATCAAGGAAAGCTTTCGGGAGGTGAGTGAGATCGAACAAAGATTTTTCAAGCTGAAAAACATGGAAACCCGTGAAGACGCGGACGGGAAAAGAGTGCTTGCGGGATACTTTTCCGTTTTTGATGAGCCTTATCAGGTCTGCGACGGATGGATTGAAACCATAGCGCGCGGTGCGTTTGCGCGGTATCTTGCCGAGGGCGGCGACGTCAAGATTTTATGGAACCACGACAGCAACATTGTGCTGGGAAGCACATCGAGCGGGACCGCGGTTCTCAGAGAAGATGAAAAAGGGCTGTACGGTGAAGTTTCCATCAACGATAAGGATCAGGACGCCTTGAATGCATACGCCCGCGTGATGCGCGGAGATGTCACCGGATGCTCTTTCGGTTTTGAAATCGGAAGGCAGGAAGAATGGTGGGATGACGAAGGCGTTTATCACACCAAAGTTTTGGAAGTGTATCCGCTGTATGAGGTCAGCCCTTGTACTTTCCCGGCATACCGGGAAACCAGTATCGAGGCGCGGGAACAGTTTGAACGCGCAAAGCAAAACAAATCCAAGGCTCAGGAAGAACGCCTTTCCCGATGGCGGCAGGAAGCCTTAAAGCGACTGAAAGGAGAATGAACGCATGGCATTGAAAGCGCTGCTGCTCAGACGCAGTATCGACAGCAAAAACGAGCTGATGAAGCAGCTCATGGAAAAAGATGAAAGCTTCCGCACCAGAGAAGCGGAGCTGGAAACGGCAATCATGGAAGCCGCGACGGATGATGACCGCGCTGCGGTCGATCAGGAGGTCGAAAAGTTTGAAGCGGAGAAATCCGCCCACGAAGATGAAAAGCAGCGGCTCGCGCAGGAGATTGAGGGTCTTGAAGCGGATCTCGAAAAACTTGAAAATGAGACTCCCGCGCCTGCCGCAAGTTCCAATCCCCCGAAAGAAAGGAAGGACAGTATGAATCTGAAGGATATCAAGATTCGCTCTCTCCCGATGCAGGTGAGAGTATTCGACGCTCTGACCCATGAGCAGCGGAGCGCCATTGTCGCAAGAGATGACGTCAAGGAATTTCTTTCCCGCCTGCGGAGCATGAAAGGCCAGACAAGAGACGTATCCGGCGCGGAACTGACAATCCCGATTGTTTTCCTCGACCTTATCGCGGAAAACATGTTCCGCTACTCCAAGCTTCTCAACCGCGTCCGCGTCCGCAACGTAAACGGGCAGGCCAGACAGACTATCGCGGGAACCGTTCCGGAAGCTGTATGGACGGAAATGTGCGGCGCAATCAATGAGCTGACCTTTGTGTTCAATCAGATTACGGTTGACGGATACAAGGTTGCAGGATTTGTCCCGGTTTGCAATTCCGTTCTGGAAGATAACGATATCGGCCTTGCAGGATGGATTGTGGAAATGCTGTCCGAATCCATTGGCCTTGCTATGGACAAAGCAATCCTCTATGGCAAGGGCGCTGCCTCCAATATGCCCATGGGCATTGTGACGCGTCTTGCTCAGACGGCGCAGCCGGACAACTATCCGGCAAACGCTCCGGCATGGGTTGACCTTCACACCACCAACATTATTCAGATTGATTCGTCTCAGGAGCCTGTAACGTTCTGGGCTGCTCTGGCCGTGGCAGCTGGCAATACATACACCAAGTATGCACGCGGCACACAGTTCTGGGCAATGAATTCCAAAACTCTTGCCACTCTGAAATCCAAGCTGATTACATTTGCGGCTTCCGGTGAACTGCTGGCCCGTTTCAACGGCGTTATGCCAATCATTGACGGCGATGTGGACGTACTGGAATTTATGCCTGATGGTGATATCGTGGGAGGCTATGGTGATCTGTATCTGCTGGCTATGCGCAGCGGCATGACCATCGAGTCAAGCCGAGAGGTACAGTTCATTCAGGACAATACTGTCTTCAAGGGCAAGCAGCGCGCCGACGGTCAGCCAGTAATTCCGGGCGCGTTTGTGGCGATCAACATCAATAACACCAGTGTGACCACTGCGATGACCTTCGCAGCAGATACCGCAAACAACGCCATGCTTCAGAGCCTGTCCATCGGGAACGAAACTCTGAGCCCGGTTTTTGATTCTGATACCTATGCCTATACCATTGCCGCCGCTTCCAATGCCAGCGACAAGATCGAGGCGACGCCCGCACAGGCTGGCGCGCAGGTTGCGATCAACTACAACGGCACGAACGTGCGCAACGGCGGAACTGTGACATGGACTGCGGATGGCAAAGCGTATCCGCTGACTATTACGGTAACGCAGGGCAACAGCGTGCGCGTTTACACGGTTCAGGTAACAAAGGCCGGCGGCTGACGGGAGGTGTAGCAGTTGACGCAGGACGATCTTCTCACTCTGTTACAAGCAGATCTGAATCTGCTTTCTCCTGACAGCACCCGGACTGCGCAGCTGCAGCAGCTTCTTTCCGTTGCACAGCAGTTCATTGCGCGGGAGGGTGTTACCCTCTCCGCGCCGTATACCGCGGAAGATGCGCAGTTAATCATCATGTATGCGGCCTATCTGTTCCGGAAACGGGCAACAGAGGAACCGATGCCGCGTATGCTTCGCTGGGCGCTGAACAACCGGATTTTCAGCGAGAAAGCGCAGGCGACAACATGAACCTTGACTCTGGAATTGCAAAGATTTGGCGGGGAGCAAATACATCCCCGCCGGGTTCTTTGCCCGTTATCGAATACAGTACACTGTATTTTTCCAGCTACTACGGAGATAAGACGGTCGGAATCACGCGATTCTGGACAGCAAAGGCGCAAGATGATCGCGCCGATGCTCTGATACAGGTACAAAGAAATTCCGGAATTTCTACGGCTGACCGGTGCGAACTGACTCCATATTTTGACGAAGCAGCCGCAGGAATGTATAAAATCTTACAATGCCAGCAAGTGACAGATGAAGACGGAAACCCAATGACAGATCTGACGCTTCAAAGAATCGAGGCGATTGAAAATGGATGAGCTTGTGCAGATGCTTACAGATATTACACAAAACACATACCATTATGCCGCGCCTCCTAACACTCAGCCGCCTTACATTGTATGGCAGGAATTTGACCAGGATGAAATTATGGACGCTGACGGGGAACAAGATGTTTACTCTGTTAGCGGTACTATTGATATCTTTTCTTTGGCAGAAAAAGAACCTTTGGTCAAGCAAGTGAGAGAATCGCTGAACGGGTCTGAGATTGGATTCTATCTGAAATCTGTGCAGTACGAAGAGGATACAGGATTGATTCACTGGGAGTTTGAGTTTTCCCTTGTGGGAGGGCTGGATGAATGGCCAGTGTAAAAATCCGAACCTCAGAAGAGCTTATTCGAAAGCTTGAAAAACTCAGCGGAGAGCAAACTGATGAAGTAGCAAAACGGGCCGTCTATGTTGGCGCAGGATTTATGGCCGAAAAAGTAAAGGAATCCTTGCGAGGTGTAGTGTCAGAAAAAGCTACAGGTGATCTTGAAAAATCCCTTGGAATTACGCCTATAAAGCTCAATCGAGATGGGGATTGGGCTGCAAAAATCGGATTTTCCGGATACGACCGAAAAGGTACATCAAATATCTTGAAAGCGCGCATTTTGGAATCGGGAAGCAGCAAACAAAGAAAGCGCCCGTTTGTTTCTCCGGCGGTAAAGCGATGGAAAGCAGAAACCGAAAAGCGAATGGCGCAGGAAGCAGAAACAAGCATTGATAAAATATTGGAGGGATAGCCTATGGCACTGATCGGCGTCAGATATCCAAGGTACTGCCCTTATACGATTCAGCAGCAGGAAGACGGTTCTGAGCTTGAAATCCTGCAGACTGGTCAGGTGATGGGCAAAGCGACGCGCGTAAACGTTACAATCAATGCCGAAGCGGTCACGCAGTATGCAGATGACGGCCCGGCGGAAGTTGTAACAGAATTTAATTCCGGCACTGTCCAGAACGATCTGAATGATCTGACGGCTCAGACAGAAGCAGATCTTCTGGGGAAGACGCTGAACGACGGCGAGATTATTTCCAGTGGAGACGATAACCCGCCGTATTGCCGTGTGGGATGGGTGGAATCCCGTATCCTCAACAACACACGCTCCTACATTGGACAAGTGTTTTTGAGAGCAAAGTATTCTCCGCCGAGCAAAGACCTTCAGACGAAGGGACAGACAATCACTTTTACCGGAGCATCCCTGACGGGGGCGCTCATGTTAAACGCTGATGGGAACTACGAGAGACACAAGGAGTTCTCGACGGTTGCGGAGGCGTTGGCCTATGTCGATCAGCTTTGCAATCTTGGGGGAGAACCGCCCGAGCTGACTGTCACTACTTCTCCGGAAAACAGTGCGTCTGACGTGTCCGTAAGCTCTCCCATTGTCGCAACGTTTTCCAACATCATCGATCACGGGAATGCGGCGCTTTTTGACGCCACAACGTATGCGGCGATTTCCTGCACGTCTTCTTTTGACAGCACAAAAAAGATTCTCACTGTTACCCCTGCGGCTCCGCTGACTGCATCCACCAAGTACCTGTTTACGCTTACCGGAGTTACGGATGCGTATAACCAGACTCTGGAGGACACAGCGATTACATTCACGACGGCAGCGGGGCGATAAAATGGCAGCTATTGTTTTAGCCGGAAAAGAATACCCGCTGCGCTTTTCCATGAATCTTCAGGAAAAGATCTCTGAGCGGTATGGAGACGTGTCCCTTGTTACTTCTCAGGTTCTCCGATATTCGGAAGCCAGATGGCTTCTGACGGAGGCGATCAACGAGGGGTACCGATTCGAGCATTATTTTTCGGGAGCGCCCTCCCGCACAGTCACGGAAGAGGAAATCGGCGTGATTACAACCTTTTCGGATTTTTCAAAAGGCAAAATTGCGCAGGCACTTCTTGACGCGCTGAACGAAAGCCTTTCCGATGATGCAGATCAAAAAAAAATTTCGATGGAGGATTTGGAAGCACTGGGTTCGAAGCTCCTGCAGGAAGCGCAGGAAAAATCAACTTCCAAAGACTAAAAGTGATGGCGATGCGATATCTGCATTATTCATGGCTGGAATATGGATTTCTGGAGTTCCGGCAGATTATTGCAGAGCTGAACGCCTACATCGACATGACAAAACAGACGGAAGGAGCGGAAGCATATGGCGAAGAATAGTTCCGTTGGAATTGACGTAACCGTACAGGGAGAGCGCAGCTTTCGCGCCTCCCTGTCTGAGATCAATGCGGCATTGCGTGTAAACAATGCTGAGCTGGAAGCCGTCAAAGAGGCTTACAAAGGCAATGAGGATGGGATTGACGGCCTTACAGCAAAGCAAGACGCGCTGAATCGAAGCGTCAATACACAGAAAGAGCGCCTTGGCGTTTTGGAGGATGCTCTTGAAAAGACAAGTGAAAAATACGGAGACGCAGACACTCGCACACTGAGAATGCGGGAGTCTCTTATCAAGGCGCAAACGCAGCTCCAAAAAACGCAAAGAGAACTGGATGATACATCCGACAAGCTTGAAAACTCCAATAAAAATACAGAAAAGCTTTCTTCCACGCTTGGAGAGCTGGCTGATGCTGCCGGAGTAAACCTTCCTCCGGCGTTGCAGTCAATGACAACAGAAATTGACAGCGCATCCAAGGCGGGAGCGGTTCTTGTTGGCGTTCTGGCTGGGATAGTGACCGGCCTTGCGTCTGCTACCATTTCCACTGCTGAAAACGCAAAAGAGCTGAAAACATTATCGCAGCAAACCGGCCTTACGGTCGAACAGCTACAAGAGCTTGAATATACTTCCGCCGCTCTTGGCATCGAAGAAGATGAAGTTCAGGATAAAATGAAAGATCTGACTTCTGCGATGCGAGACGCAAGAGACGGATCGGAAGATATGCAAAATGCTTTTGAGCGTCTTGGTGTATCTGTTACAGAACGGAACGGAGAGCTTCGCAGCGCTGGGGATGTTTTTTATGAAGTAATAGACGCGCTGGGAGGAATCAAAAACGCTACGGAACGCGATGCTGTAGCTATGCAGATTTTCGGAGAAGAAGCGCAAAAACTGAATCCTCTGATTTATGCAGGTCAAGAAGCTTTGCAGCAGTATGCGGAAGAAGCAAATAACCTTGGCTATGTGATGGATACCGAAACAGTAGATAAATTTTCGGAGCTTCAAACTGAAATGGAAAAACTGAGCAAACAAAGCGAAGCGCTGAAAAACTCTTTTGCTGTTGCGCTCTTACCAATTTTAACGCAGCTGTTTCAGGCGATCTCTGCAATTCCTACTCCGGTTCTTCAGACGTTGGTTGTTTTGGCTGGCGTAGTCGCAACTATCGTATCCGTGGTAAAAGTCATTAAAGAACTGAATGACACGGCAAAATCAGTGAAGAACTTTTTCAGCGCATTTGATACTTCTGCTCTGAAAACAACCGCGATTGTGCTTGGAGTAGTAGCCGCGCTGATTGCTCTTGCCACTATCATTGCCGTTATCATAGGAAAGAAAAACGAACTTGAAAGTTCATTGAACACCGTAGGAGATACGATTGGTTCTTTAACCGGAACCGTCAATCAGGTTCAGTCAAATTACAGCAGCGTCCCCCGATATGCAAGAGGCACATCCTATCATCCCGGAGGAATGGCGCTTGTAGGAGAGGAAGGCCCGGAGCTTGTTGCTCTTCCCGCTGGAAGCCGCGTATACTCCAACGCGCAAACGCAAGGAATGACGGGCGGCTCTGTAAATACATACTATGTCACAATTGACGCAAAGAGCGTCAAGGAGTTTGACGATATCATAAGGATTGCGAACCAGAAAAAATCCAGTATTCGGCAGGGGTTTGTAAAGAACTGAGGGAGGAGGGAAAAGTATGGCGACACTGACAATTCCGTGCATAGATAGCATTGGGTATTTGGAACCATATTGGCTTTATGTTGATGGAGTTCATCAAAAGACGGTTGCCGGAGTACGAGACGATGAGTATTTATGGTGGGACGGGATCAAGTATTATTTAGGGTATTTGGAAGATTCGTCAGTTGCATGCTGGGGATCTGGGGGCCGGAATTATCCATCGGTTTTTAGTTTTCAGAGTGAAGACCTAAGTTTTTTAAATAGCGCATCGATTTTGTCAGCAACATTAAACTTTAGGGTAGGATATACTGCTGCAAATAAAGTCCAGCTATATACACTTACAGTTAAACCGATTATCCAACCTGGATATTTTGACGATGATGGGGATATACCCGGATACTATACACAACTCGAAGTACTCAGCAAAGCAAATTTATTCTACACGGTAGAAGAAAATTTGCAATATAACCAAGATGTGGAAATAGATCTCACAAACAATATCAGCACTATAAAAAGCCTTGTTAATTACGGGCTAAGAATATCGGCAATGAGGGGAGATTCCACAGCTGGTTTTTCGCTGGTTTTTGGGGCAAGGTCGCAGTATAGGCCTACCATCACAATCGAATATCTCAGCGACGAAACTCCTTCTATTGTTACCCCATCCTCTCCGGTTTCTGACGTTGTAAACGGAGATCAGCCTATCACGTTTACTTGGAACTATTCTCAGGATGTGAACGAGCCGCAAAGCCATTACTCCATTCAATATCAATCCTCCGGAGATTGGACAACGCTGATCTCTAAAACGGCCAGCACTACACAAACTGCAACAGTCGCAGCAAATTCCCTTCCCGCCGGTCAGGTGGCGTGGCGCGTAATGGCATGGAGTCAAAACGGAACTGTACAATCCGAATGGAGCGAACCGGCTTATATTATTGTGCAGTCTCAGCCTAAAGCTCCAAACATCACAAATGCAGGGACAAGCCCCAGCCCCACATTCACGTGGCAAGCGTCGCAGCAACAAGGGTATGAAATCAAGCTTGGAGATTGTTACGATGCAATCCAGTTTGGCGTAGAAAAATCATGGACATATCCCGGAACGCTTCCGGACGGAAACGTGATTTTCCAAATCAGAATTCAGAACGCGCAGGGAATATGGTCTCCGTGGGCAGGCGTGGAAACGTACATTTCCAATGTGCCCCAGGGAACTCTCTCGCTGTCCGCAAATGTTTTAAATCAATCCGTATCGCTTACGTGGATTGGAACGGGATTTACCTCCTCACAGTACAACGTGTACCGCGGCGGAGAGCTGATTGCAACGGTTTCCGGCACGTCTTTCACGGATTACTACTCTGCAGGAAAGCACACCTATCAGGTTTACGCAATGCTTTCCGGAGGATACTATACGCCGTCAAATGCTATCACTGAGATTGTAAGACCAAAATACGCCATGATTTCTCTTGTGTCTTCTATTTCATGGATTCCGCTTCGCATCCGCAGCGGAGGAAGACCAACCTATAGCAGCGAAAACCAAGCGCAGGCCTCTTTTGTGCATTATCAAGGGAGGGTTCTTCCTGTTGCTTACACAACAGGATTTCTTGACAAATCCTATTCCTGCTCTTTTTCGTTTTTGCGGAAAGAAGATATGCAGACTCTTGCAAAGCTGTGCGGACAGATGGTGATTCTTAAAACCCCAGCGGGGGAGCGCGTTGTCGGAATTCTGACCGGCATTTCAGATAGTCGTCAGCAGAGAATTAACGATTTTTCATTTTCAATTACGGAAGCTGATTTTTCGGAGGTGGATTTGAATGCCGCAAATAACGTCGAAGTTTCTTCTTTCCCGTAATGGTGTGAACTATGGAGAGCTGCTTGCAATTGACGGCGGAAATCCAAACGTCCGAATGGTGGTCAGCGGAGAAGTCAAAATGGTTCTGGAAGGGACGTTTCTCCAAAACCCTCAAATGAATCTTATCGCAGACCGGCTCAAGCCTATGTTCTATATTGACGGGAAAGAATATCAGGTAGGCGAATACATGGTGACGGACGCAGCTCTGCACACTGTAGAAGGATTGAGAAAAGAGCTGGAAATCACTGCATATGACCTGACTTATCTTGCAAAGCAGAGCAAGATTGAAGACCGCATTTTTATCCCCGCTGGAACGCTTTACACGGATGCAATTCGCTCTCAGATTGTAGATTCCGGAATCTTAAATTTCATCGTTGTCCCTAATACGGCGACGTTTGCGACAGACCGCGAAGACTGGGAGCCGGGAACGAGTCGATTGCAGATCATCAACGACCTTCTCGCGGAGATCAACTACAACTCTCTCTGGATGGATTTGAGCGGAACTGTGAGAGGAACTCCGTATCAGCAGCCGCTCGCAGAGAACATCAACATCGAGTACAGGAACGATCAGTACAGCATTTTGTATCCTGACGATAGCAGCACTACGGATGTTTTTGACAAGCCAAATGTATTTATCGCCGTCGTGGAAAATCCGGATTTGCCTCAGAATCTTCGCGCCGTAGCGGTAAACGATGATCCTACAGTAGATTATTCCACGGTCAATCGCGGACGTGTTGCCCAGTATGAAAAGCTGGATAACATCGCTTCTCAGGAAGAGCTTCAGGCCTATGTTGATAACCTGAAGTTTAAAAGCTTAATGGCGACGCAGGAAATTGAATTTTCAACCGCGGCAAATCCTGTTCACAGCGCCTTTGACATTATCGGGCTGTACAAAGATGACCTGACCGGGATATATGAGGAAACAGAATGGAGTTTTTCCTTTACCCCCGGAGAACCGATGACACATAGAGCAAGGAGGGCTATTTTCCAGTGATTGAAAATGAACAGCAGCTTGCTGAAATCATGCCGGAAGAACCTCCAGAGCAAACGGTTGCAACGATTGCAAGCATAGGGACAAGCGGGATTGTGCTGGATTTCGGAGAGAAAGAGTACTCCTGCAATCAGGGAATCAAGTTTTCCGTGGGGCAGAGAGTGCTTGTTGAAAAAAGATCCGGAACCTATGTTGTGGTATGCCCGATTGGCGCGCCTATTACAGAGCTTGTTGCGGACAAAGCAACGTACGCAGACAGCGCAAGAACAGCGAAAACAGCAGAAACAGCCACTAATGCAACAAACGCAACAAGCGCTACAAATGCGCAGAATGCAGTTAATGCATCAAAAGCGGGGACTGCATCTTCACTGCTTGACGGGAATACAGAAATTAAATTCAGCTACACTGGAGGTAAACTTTACTTCATATACGGAAATAGCAGCCCAATCCAAATTGCTTTTGCATAAGGAGTGATAAAGTGTACATAAACAGTCAGAACAAACAGCTTCAATTGCAGCCTTTGCAGGGGATTATCACTCAGGGCGAAAAAATGGCGGATAGCGTCACCTTTGCGCTTCCCGCTGTATATGGTTCGCTGTCTCTTTCCGATCTTTCTTGGAACATCAGAGCAGCAAGCGAAAAAGATACACTCGCTACGGCTGCGCTTTCCGTATCTACAGCCAATGACAAATGCCTGCTGACATGGGAAGTGTCCAGCGATTTCACTGCCGTTTCTGGCGCTCTGTCCCTGATGCTTGTCGGTACAGATGCAGCGGGAAACACAGTCATAAAATTTCCCGGAGATTCCCCGATTTGGGTAAGAGACAGCGAAACAGGAGCATATAGTCCTCCGGAAGACGCAATCGAAAACGCACTGAACGGATTGCAGCAGGCCGAGCAAGCTTTGCAGGACGCAATTACCACACTGAAAGAAATTGGGATTAGTCTGGATGTACGTGGATGGTATGACACGCTTAAAACTCTTCAATCCGCTGTCCCAACTCCTGAAATCGGATGGGTTTACGGCGTAGGAGATCCTACTGTTCTATACGTATACAATGGCGTTGAATGGGTGTCTTTGCCAGGAGTTTCTTCTACTCCTCCGCTTCCTTTGTCTATTGCCAATGGCGGCACCGGCGGTACATCTGTAGCCGCAGCGCTTGCCAATCTTGGAGCGCAGCCGGGGTTCAATTTGCTTGTCAACTCGCGTTTCAAGTACAACGGCAGGAATCAAACATCTTACACTGGCGGCGCGCTAACAGTGGACGGATGGAATTCTGCGTCTGGCAGCGTGACGATCACTTTGCCCGACGGCGTTACTGTGGCAAACGCAGCGTCTATCTCTCAGCTTGTGCAGCAGGATTCCACGCTTTTTAGCAAATCCGCGACTTTTTCCGTAGAAGATTCTCCCGGCACCGTCTACTCTGTGTCTGCTACGATGCCGGAGAGTGCGCAAAACACTAGCTCTCAGATCGCCTCTCAGTCGACTCCGTGGGGAAGCATTTCAATCTGGAACAGCAATACCGGTTCAGCGTTTTCCGTTGTTATCTCCGCTACGTCTGCCGTTATCCTCACAGCCGCAAAGCTTGAGATCGGTTCAGTCTCCACTCTCGCGGCAGACCTTGCAACCGCGCAGGATGAGACGATCGAACAGCTCCGCCTTGACATGTACGACCTTGACCCGGGCCGTCCTGCTTGGGTGCTTACGCAGAACGAAAATCTTCTTAACAACTGGTATTTTGTCGGAGGCGGGAGCCAGCAAGGCGGAGGGCAGTTCCCGATCAATCAGCGGGGGCAGACGAGCTATGGCGCAGGAGTATATTGCTTTGATAGATGGAAACTCACAAACAATACTACAGCGGAAATAAATAGCTCCAGTGTAACATTTACTAATCAATCTTCTAGCGCTAACACGTTTGTTGAATGGCGATTGCCGTGGGATATGTCACTTACGTCTAAACAAATAACGGCTTCTTTGCTTCTGGAAGACGGTACGCTGTTAAGCTGTACTGGAACTACCCCATCAACGGTAGTATCTACTACAACACAAGTGTGCTTATCTCCAACGATCAATAATGCAACACTTAGGATTTACGCTCCAAGCTCAGGAGGAACATTTACATTCCAAATCATGATTTCTCCAAGCGCATCAGTTGATGTAGTTGCCGCCAAGCTTGAGCTTGGAACCCGTTCCACCCTTGCCCGTCTTGTCAATGGGCAATGGGTGCTCAACGACCCACCTCCGAATTTTCAGCAGGAGCTTGCAAAGTGTAAATGGTTTGCAAAAAAGACACAAATATCACAGAATATTTGTGTAGCTGACAGCGATAACCAAATACAGATTTTACTTTTAGATCCCACTCCAATGCGGATAAAAACTCCCACCGGAGAAATACTCTCCAAAATTTATGCACATCAAACTGACTCAAATTCTGTTGTATATCTTTCCAATTCTGCTTTTACAATAAATGAGAATGGTGGGTGCATAACAATTAAAGACTCAAGGTTAACCACGGGGAAGATGTATGTTGTGAATGAAAGCGATGTTTGGAACAACTTTGTCTCTACGCCTACTGAACTTTTTGTTTCGGCAGATCTTTAAAGGAGGCCACAATGGACGATATTTTTGGGCCGTATCATGTGTATGTCCAAACAGATGAGCATGGAAGAATCATTGCCGTGAACTCCTCCGCGTTTGTGCCGGAAAGCTGGGGGACGGAGATTGACCAGGGCTGGGGTGACAAGCACCATCACGCTCAGGGAAACTATTTACCGCAGCCTGTTTACACCGACGACGGCATTCCCCGGTACAAGCTGGCGGACGGGCAGGCCCAGGAGCGCACGGAAGAAGAAATCGAGGCGGACAGGGCCCTTATTCCTCCCCCGCCTCCTTCCCTGGCAGAGCGGGTAGAGGCCCTGGAGGAAAGCGGAGGCGCAGCTGTGTGGGATGAAATGGCCGCTGCTCTTCGGGAAGGGGTGAACGAGGTTTGAACAGCAAAGAGATTGTCCTGGACGCGCTGCGGAGCGTCGGAAAGAGGACGGCGCAGGAGGTGCAGAACAGGGAGGAAGGTCTGGACGGAACCCAGCTTTACGCAGAGGAGGCCTATATTCCGGATTTTTCTGCCGCCGTCAAAAAGCAGAATATGCTGTCCCGCGCGGCCGGTTTTGTGTGCCGCTCCGACGCAGGCCGCATCGTGCGGCTCATCCAGCCCTACGACAGCGATATTTACACACAGCAGCCGGAAGAGCTTGCGGCGCAATGGGGGTTCGCGTGGAGCACAGACCCACAAAAAGCGCGGCCTTTTATCGCGCTCTCCACATCGCCATACAATACCGGAGATTGCTGCACGCATAACGGCCATACCTGGCGAAGCGGCCAGGACGGGAACGTGTGGGCACCTGGAACCGAAAACGTACAGTGGGAAGATTTGGGAGAAACGGAGGCGGTTATCAATGAATGACCAGAAAAAGATGGAAATTATCAAGGCGCTGGCTTACGGGGAATCCCCGTCCCTCATTGCAGAGTGCGAAGGGGTGACAGAGGCAGAGGTGGAGGGCGTTGCCGCCTCCTGCGCCGGGGAAGTCGCCGTGCGGCGCGCAAAGCTGCGGGAGGATGGGTATTTGTGAAAGGGATTGACGTTTCCAGCCATCAGGGCCTGATAGATTGGGCCAAGGTGGCAGACGCGGGAATCCGGTTCGCCATTGTGCGGGCTGGGTATGGGCAGTATAAAAGCCAGGTGGATTCCCGGGCCGTCCAAAACATATACGGCGCTCTTTCCGCCGGGCTTTCTGTGGGGGCGTATTGGTTCTCTTACGCCACCAAGCCGGAGGAAGCAAAGCAGGAGGCCGTTCTCTGTGCCGAAGTGCTGGAGCAATTCAAGGGCAAACTGGAATTCCCGGTGTGTTTCGATTATGAATACGATTCGGAGACATACTCCATCGGGAAAGGCGTAAGGCCCACCAACGCCCTGCGGGAATCCCTGGTGAAGGCCTTCTGCGAGGAAATCCAGCGCCGCGGCTGGCGGGCCGGGGTGTATACCAATAAGGACTATTTGAATAATCGATGGAGCCTGGCCGCCCTCTCCGCCTGGGAAATCTGGCTGGCGGACTACACCGGCGGGCCTGACATTTCCTGCGGCATGCAGCAGACGGGCTCCACAGGCCGCGTGGATGGGATTTCCAGCAACGTGGACACCGATACCGCCTTTGTAGATTACCCGTCTCTTATCCGCAACGACGGTTGGAACGGCTTTACCGCGGCGGCAACAGCAAACTGGATTTCGGACACCACAAACGGAACGGATGACCCTGTTTTGATTGCGTCGAATGCAATCTATACCGTGAAGATTACCGGGCAGGATATCGGCCTTGTCTGCGGAGAGAGCGGCGGGCAGCCCGCGGCGTTCCGGCTTGTGCGCTGCCGCCGCGAGGGCGATGCGACGCTGTGGCATGTCGTGCCGGTCGGGAAAATCGGTCAGGAGGCCGGGATCTATCCGGCAGGCGGCGGAGATCGGATCTTTGTGGCAAAAATCAAGGAGGTGTGACCTATGCCGCAGTGTTTGGAGCATCCAGAGCGTCCTTGCTACGGGCTGGAAAAAGCTCGGGAACTGGAAGAGCGTCTGGAATCCGTCAACGCCAAAAACACGGAAACTCACCGGGAGATGTACGACCGGCTTCGGCGGCTGGAAATCGACCAGGCGGAGACCAAGACCCAATACGGCCATATCATGGAGACGCTGGGCGGTATCAAGGCCGATATGGCCGAACTGAAATCCAAGCCCGCCAAGCGCTGGGAAAGCGTGATTGCGGCCATTATCGCCGCTCTGGCGGGTGGGATTGTTACATTTGTGCTGATGCAAATCGGGCTGGCTTGAAAGGATGGTAAACTATGGATCAGTTTTTTAGTTGGGAAATGCTGGCGACACTGGCGGGGGCGGCGGCGGCAACAGGGCTTTTGACGCAGTTTTTGAAGGGCCTGTTCCCTAAGCTGCCTACGCAGTGGCTGTCGTACATTATCGCCCTGGTCATCCTGCTGGCGGCGACAGCGGCCACCGGCGGCATTGGGGCGGATTGGACCGTCTGGGCCATTGTACCGCTCAATGCGGTGATTGTGTCGCTGTCCGCAAACGGGGCCTTCAGCGCTGTAAAAAGAGCTTCCGGCGGGAAATGACGCAAACAATGCAAAAATCAACCTGCCGGAAATCCCGACAGGTTGGAGACTATCCCAAGTTTTGTGTAAAGCTCCCGTGTGGTGTAGAATAGAAGCACCA